GATGACCCTCCTGACCCACTCACCGCCCCTTGTAGCGGCTTTCTGGTGGCTTTCGTCAGCGGCTGCTTGCTTCTTGATCATGGAGTCCACAGTGCTTTGCTGGTTGGAAACTAACTGTCCAATCAGTTTGAAGATAAAGCCAGAGGCTCCTCCTCCTAGCATTGCTATGAGTTCTGTTGTCATTTGTTTCTTAGTTCCTTGATTACCTTGATTGCAGATACGGACATATAGATGAAGGTTGCTAGACCTACACAGAATCCAAGCACTTCGTTCACAGGAGATAGTCCAATGGTGGCAAAGAATCCACCTGTTCCGATTGTTGATCTGTAGATAATATCTTGCATAGCATTTAGTCTTCGTCAGGCAGGGGTGTGTAGTGATCAACGGTTGATGCCTTCTCGGAATCATCTAGGTCGTAGTCCGTTACGTCCAATGCCCAGGTGTGGTCAATAGTCTCAGCAGGATAGGTAAGCCAGCGTGTGCCTACGCCGTTGTCCTCGACCCAGTAATCAAAGCCAATCTCCTTGCCTTCTTCGTCGGCTCGCCCAATGGCGGCTTCTTTGCTTGCGTATATTAAGTAAAGCATTATGATATTCCGTAATGGCTTATTATGTTAGCGTCCAAGGTTGGACGGTTGGAAGTCTGGTCAGTAGCGTAAAAGATAACTTCATTCACAGTGCCGTTCCAGTGAGTTGTAGAACCACTTCCACCAATGTTTAATTTACGGGCAGGAGAAACTATACTGGTTCCAATGTTTGCATCAGCAGATGATGCAAGCGTTCCATCAACAAAAAAGTTGGATGTTCCTCCAGAGCTATTAATGGTAGAAATTGTAGACCATAGTTCCTCGCTACCGTCAGCAGTTCCTGCGGTGGCATTAGTTCCAGCAAACACTTTTCGCGCTCCACCTGCAGTATTATAAATAATATAATTTGAGGAAAATCTAAATAGATATGCGTTTTCGTCTGTGTCAGATTTATTAGTAATAAAGGTAGACAGCGTAGTTCCACTTGCAAATAAGAACGTGCCAGCAGTTTCTAGTTTTTGAGCATCGTCAAAACGAAGACCACCAGCTATTAAGTTACCAGCGTTGACAATCTTAGGTTGGCTTCCAGCCGTTGATTGCACGGCATCATTGCCGTTACCTGACTGGTCATACCAAGTCTCTACAAAGCCGTCATTACCAGAACCAACAAAGTCAACTAAAGCCCCAGAAGATACACCTGACGCAGTAAAGTCCTGCTCGCCATTATCACTTGATCTACGCACACGCACAACCTTGGGATCACCACCAGTAAGACTACGGAGGCTGTATGCCGCCGCAGGATCAGGAGCAATCTGCGTGATGCTCTCTCCTACTTGGTTCAGCCTACGCTGCTGACCCAGGGCTGAGTCAAGGCTAATATGCATATTAGACCTTGTGTAGTTGCACTAAGCTAGCAGCACCGCTTACGGTTACGCTAGTGAAGTTACCATATATAATTGTACCTGCTCCAAAGGATGTAAGGAGGTCGGCAGAATTTTCTACATTAGTAGCGGTCAATGCTGAAAGGGTTGAATCCTTCAGGAACTGGATAGCTCCAAACGTACCAGCGGTTGCACCGTCAGCAGCATTGATTACTATTGAACCTACGGAGCTGAACTCCAGTGCGTTATTTCTTGAACTTGCCATAATTGTGTATTATATCACAGGGTTATCGTGATTGACGATTAACGTAAGTAGAGAATCGTTTGTTCACGGTATTGTTATTAGATCGAATGTCTATCTTTTCTAGCTCCAGGGCTAGATACGTCTGAGCCACCTGCTCTTCAGCTATGGCCTCTTGTTGGCGGTTCTGAACCCGCAGGAAGTCGGCATACACAGCGTGAGCAATGAAGTTAAAGAACTCACCAGGAACCTCTACTGTTGAGTTGTAGAAATCAGTAGTGACAGTAAAGGGTGTGAACTGCTTCTTATAGGAAGCAAATGCTTCGTTATCAGTAGTGCTAGTAATGTTTAATATGTTAGCCCCATTTAAATCCACAAAGAACTCATATTCAACGGCTGAGTTATTTAAAAATGCTCGTTTGCGGTGAATGCGATTGAAGTCACCAATAGTGTCCTTGCCTGTCTGAGCATAAGGTATAAGTTGTTCATCTACAACTAATGGAGTGCCAGATAATTTAGCTGTTGTCAAAGTCCAGGTATCAACTTCGGATGGGTTGTCTTTTTTGGTAGTGTCAGCTTCAACTAAAAGTGTAACTGCACTACCTGCCCCTGCTTGCACAGAAACTGTACCATCTGCATTTATGCCAACATTAGCAGTGCCTTCAATCTCCCACCTATTTGTACTTGATCTTTTATATACTAGGGTAGTATTAGAAACCTGACTAGAGATTCTAGTTCCTACTGCGGCATTATAATAAACATTAGTTCCAGCAACTGCTCCGCTGTCTCCATTATCTTGTCCGAGCAAAATGTAATTGCCATTAGTAACAGACGAGGAGTCCGTTGAACTTCCCGCCCCTAGACCGCTAATGACTAACGAAATAAGATCACGAGCTTCTGAGTTAACAAAATACCTAGGCCATATAGGACTTTGGTCAAACGCTTGTTGGAACCTACGGTTAATGAAATCCGCTACCTGTGTGTCCTCTGTTCCGCTACCTGGAAGTTCGCCTCCAGTGCCTATCATTGAGGTGATTAATCTAAATAAATCCTTGTAGGTGCGGGTCTGCATTATATTTTATTTGGAGTAAGTTCAGGAAACTTCTTATTGTAATACTTTAAAAATTCTTTAGAATGCACAGTCTCTTGACCATACTTCTGTGTTAGTCGAAAGTATTCTCTTGCGGGAATAGTTGCAACTGGTTTGCCAAGAATTGGGTGGACTGTCCCCTTTAGTGCTTGGGCTTCTTTGGCTGCCTGTGCAACCCTCTTTTGTTCTGTTTGCTTTTCTAACTTAAAGCCGTTCTTGATCTCCTTCATAAAGGCGCGATCAATCTCGCCATCGGAGTATCGTTTTAGATTAGGAACAATTATATCCATATTAAAAAAGGCGGGGGGCTTGCGCCCCCCAACCAGTATTTAATTAGCTTGCAGAGAAGCGCATTGGGTCGAATACACGAACACCAATGATAACTTCACCAGCAGTGAGGTTAGCAACTGTACCACCGAACTTGTAGATAAGGTTGGTTGCAGCAGCACCACCAGAACCAGCAACTGGGTTAGCCCCAGCTTTGGATGTAGTGTTACCATCACTTTGAATGAAGTCTGTTCCAGTGTTGTAGACAGTAGCACCTGCGTTAGCGTCGATGTCGAAGCTATCGATAAGTGTGTCGTCATCAGTACCAGTACCAACTTCAAGTGTGATGTCAGAAGCTCCAACAAGAGCTACGGACTCAACGGCGAAGGCAACGTCAACTGCACCACCAGCTGGGATTTGTCCCCAGATAGTTTGGTTAGTGCTTGTGCTAACAATATCTTCAGCAGATAGAGTAAGCACGTGAGTGAAGTCACCTGTTGATTCATTTACGGTTAATTTAGACATAGTATTATATTTCCTTTAGTTTAGGTTACGTCTTGGATGACACCGTGTGCGCCAGGATGGTAAACACCTAGTGTTAGTGCACAGTCAACGAATCCACGCTCACCGCCGCCAAGATTTGGAAGGCGAGTTGATCCCATGGGGATAAGCTCATGAATACCGTAGTATTCTGGGTTTACGATGTAACCAGAACCAGTTGTTGTGTTGCCGCCGAAGTTTGGCGCACAGTCAGGGTTTTGGTTAACAATAGAAACAACACCGTGGTCGGACTCGTAGAGGTCAACCGATAGCTTGATGCTACCGCTGTTACCATCGTAGTTTACCGAACGAACATTGTCTGTAGCGGAACTAGTTGTACGAGCAAAGTCAGCAATAACTTGACGTAGACCAGTGTCAGCAACAAGCATAAGATTGCTTGCTGAACCAGTTACGCGGAAGATAGAACTGATGATGCCGTTAAGGGCTGATTCGCTAAACGCAGTAGCATTAGCTTCAGTTGTTGTGTAGATGCTGTCAGCAGGTGTACGGAACGACGAAGGAACGTCAGCAGGACCAGCAGAATCGAGCCAGTCACCAAGACCACGAAGGGCGTTAGGTGTACCTGCACCGTTTTCTGTGCTTGCGTCTTGAGTTCCAGCAATAGTTGCTTCAACGTCGCGTTTTAGTTCGCGGATAGCTTTGGCTTCAGCCTGAGCGATCTTAGCGGGACCAACGGAATCGACTGCTTCTTGCAGATCGGATACCATGTAGTCACGACGGAACTTTTGAACACGATTGCCAAGACGAGCACGGCCAGCGAATTGATCAGTGAATGCAGTAACATCAGCACCTTCAGAGATACCAGCAGTGCTGGGAGCAGAAAGGCTGTCAACGGTCCACTCAACGTTAGTTGCAGTAGCACGTTCTTTGTTTGCAGACGAAAGGATAGGAGTTTCTTCTGGAGCGAGGATAGTCAAGACATCAGTCAAGTCTTCGCGGTTAGAAACACCCGGTCCTGTATTAGTAGTATCGAATGTATTTGAGAATGACATTGTAATTAATGATTATTAATGAGTTAGTTTTTATGAGCGATTGCTCATTTTGAGTTTTCGAAGAGCAGCAAAGTCCTTTGCATTACCCGTCTCTTTGAACCTGGCTTCTAATTCTTTTAGAGCCTTGGCAGTTCTTCCCATTCCTTTCTCGGATTGGGCAGAGGCTGGATTACCTGTTCTTGGAGGATTGAGCGTAGGAGCCTTCTTAGTTTGACCCACTGGTTTGCGTCCATATATGCTATTTGTAGCATGGGCGAACCAATAGTCCAACTGAGCAGCAACATCTGGTGCTTCACGTTTCAAGACAGTTTTTAACTTCTTGAATCTATCGTCACCTACAGTAGCCTCAAATTGTTTGCGTAAGTCATTGTCGTTCCCATCCAACCAATCTAGTTCTTTTTTGGCTTGCTGGTTGAATTGCTCTGTGAGCTTTTCTCCCTGTTCTTGGGCCTGAACCTGTTTTAGTTGGGCGGGAAGAAAAGTTTTCTGTGCTTTCCGGGCTTTCAATAAAGCCTGTCGAACATCCTTCTTTGTCCAATCCTTACCCTCAACTGTGGTTACTATATCATCTGCGCCGTAGCCATCACTCTCAAAGATTAAGTCTTCAGCCCATTCAACTACTTGGTCAACCTCAGCGGATTTCTCTTGTAATTTATCTATAGTATCTAGATTCCCGTATGGGTTGTTTTCAACCTTTTTCGCTTCTAATGGGTTTGGCTTCTCTTTGAGTTGTGCCTCTAACTGAGTAAGCTTTTCTTCAGCAGCCTTGCGTTTTGCAGTCAATTCACCGAATCGAGCTACAGCACGGCTACCTAGCTTGTCTGCTAGTTCGCGCAAATCCTCCTCGGACATATCGTCCAAGTCCAACTGTGAAAGAACATCTTCGGATTCTTGGGATTCCTCGGCGGCTTCTTCAGTCTCTTCGGCTTCAGATTGCTCTTCAACCTCTGATACTTCTTCTACCTCCTCGTTCTCCTGCTCAGGGGCTTCTTGGGGTTCTTCTTCCTTGGGCTGTTCAGTCCCTGGAGTAAGCTCACCAATTCGTCGCTGTGCGAAATCCGTGACGGATATATTTGATTTGTCCACTGATATTTTACCTGCCTCAGCGTCAGCAGTTGCTATTTCTTCTGTCATAATTGATCCACTCATTAACGCCGAGCGATGGCGATAGTCGCATTATAACACAGTGCTTACATTCTATCCAAATGTTTCTTGGATAATTCATTCCAGTTTACTAACTGGAGTATTTGGTCATAGGTAATAATGCGACCAGAAACCTGTTGTATCCCATCTACAGATGCTTCGTGTAACTCTTCAATAGTTTCTTCACGAAGTTCGTGGATCATTTTAATAAATCTAGCAAATGCTTCGTAGTTGTGAAGCGTTTTAATATCGTCTTGTATTTGCATTATCTAACTGCGGAACGCATTACTTGAACCATTCTAGGTCCCCTGGACTTAACTTGTTTGTACCAGTTGCTATCAACCATTTCATCTGCGGCTTTTTGATAATCATTATTGATAAGACCTTCCTTCATCTTTACAAACTTGTTTAGTTTTGTCAAGCCAAGGTTAAATGCCATATCGACCAAAGTCATCTTTACTGCCTCTGGTCTTTTGGCAAAGCCGGGATCATAGGACTGAGCATCCTTAAATGCTTGCGTTAGGCTGCGGTTGTAAAGGGTCTTTGTTTCCTTGTCGGTCAACTCTCTGCCAGCAAACAACTCGTTGATGTTAATGCCTTCCTGCTTAAGAAACTTGCGGTTAGACGCATCTTCAAGATTGAAGCCAATGCCTATTGTGCGGTTACCCTTGCTATCCTTGTAAACCTTAGGCTTATTCCCCTCATTTAGAACAAACATATCAAAGTAACTTTTAGCTCTTTGATCCTTTACGCGTTGATTCCCAAACTGCTGGGGTGTCATGTTGTCTGCCATAATATAATTTATTTCTTGGAGGCGTAGTTCAAGTTCATATTTTCTAAAAAATTTTTTATTTGCTCCAGCCGGGAACGGTGCACCATAAGGGTGTCCATTTGACCGCTAAGTCTCATGTCATGATAAACAAGCTGTTTTTCAAGATTATCAATCTTTACTTGCTGTGCTTCAATAATTTTAGAATAGTTATTGATATCTTTATCTAATAAATAAAAAGATAATGCAGTGAGCAAAATTAACGCAGAAAAAATTATATTTTTTATAATCATACAAGCATATATGCTTTACTGCATATTCTGCGTTTGTATATCGCCCATTTGTGCAGGGGCTGTTCCAACTCTACCAATCTGTGCATTCTGTGCTTGTTGTACTTGGAACGTATATTGACCATTATACTTTTGCAGTCTAGCGGCAAATGCTTGATCAGACTGAAGCCTTTGTGCGACATCAGGCTGTTGAGTGTATTGCTGTATAACCCGTAGTGCAATTTGTGCTCCAGCAGGTCTAGCTGGCATCTCAATACCTGCAAAGATTTTAGCCAAGTCATCTGTAACTTGCTCAACGATTTGTTGTTGCGCAGTTTCAACTGGCTGTAGAACGGCATCAGCCATGACAGGATCAATGCTCGCGGCAGCTACATCTAGTAGATTGTCTACATTTAGACGGTTGTTAGCATTTAACTGGTTGAGTGCTACAAACTGCTGTAGTTTCTTCTCTACAGTTTCTGGGTCTGTGTTCTGCACATCAAAGTTAATTAGTATGTCAAAGTTTTCATCTGGGTTACCCTTGTCAAATACCTGTGGGTCTGGCACACCAGTAACACGGAAAAAGACTTCGTCTGGTCCAAAGCGTTGGAAACACTTGTAAGCCATCTTGATTACCTCGGCAGTGTGGCTAAGGAACTTGTCCACTAGGAACTGCTTGCGTATTTGACTAATCTGAGCACCCTCATCCAATCCAACTAATTTGTCGGCTAGGGTCAGCAGCGTATCTTCCATCTCTACTGATCCAGTGGGCGGTGGAGGCGTTGGAGCAAAGTCTAGATCACCCTTACGACGATACGGTATCAACCTACCTGGACCCCAATCGTTGGGAGCTTGCCCTACCGGGTGCAGGATTGGAGGCAGGGTTGCTAGACTGTTTCTGTCTACCCTTGAGTCGCGCTCAACCTTTACTTGGTTCTGTATACCGCGAAGAACAGATGGGATGGTCGTTGTGTCGTATAGTCGTTTGCTATCCTCAGATAGCTTTGTAACAACTACTGGGTAGTCTTCGTAGCCATTGAGAAGCTCAAACTTAGCGTAGCCCGGCACTTCTTCATTACCACTGAACTCCTTGTGGAATACTGTGCAGTAGATGCCTTCTGCGCCATCTTCTTGGTCAATTAGGCGTTGATACGCATAACAGATTTCAACTAGTTCATCAGCCTCGTAAGCATTGTCTGCTAGGCTTAGGCTGCGACGACCTTCTTGTTCGCGCTC